CTACAAAATGCAACACTGACTGGAGGAACTTGGGTAAATCATCCCGATCCAAACTCTTTTATGCAGTATAATATTACTCAAACTGCAGTATCTGGTGGAGACGATCTTTTGAGTGGTTTTGTAATTAATGGCAGTGGTGCGTTAGTTGATCTTGATATTAGAGCAGCACTTCAGTTAGGTAGAAGTGGCATTGGAACAATCAGTGATACTTATACTCTTGCTTGTGCGAGTCCTAATACTAACAAAGCAGCACTTGCAGTATTGAATTGGATTGAACAGAGGTAATTTTTATGAGTGAAGTCTATCTTGTATAAATATTTTTAGATTGGGATTGAAATGTGTCCGCAATTATCAAAGTTCCAGAAAAAAGACTATCTCCAAAGGTGGTGAGAAATATTGCTCGTAAGAATTGGGGATTAACTTGGGAACAAATGAAAGGAATGGATGTCCATCACTTTCCACCAAGATGTGAAGGTGGTAAAGACATTCCAGAACATTTGTATGTTTGTAGTAGAGAAATACATAAGTATGGGTGGCATAATGATGCTTGGTTTATGAAAAACTTAAATAAAGCAACTCAAAAAAATATAGGCAGAAAACACAGCGAAGAAACTTGTAGAAAAAAGAGTGAGGCATTAAAAGGTCGTTCTTTTGGACATAAGTATGAGGGTGGAGAAAAACATCCAAATAGTAAAAAGGTTTCTATAAATGGAAAGGTTTATGTTTCTCAACAAGAAGCAGCAGATGATGTGGGAATAACTATACAGGGATTATCATACAGAATGAAACATTGGGGTCCAGAAAGGGGGTACGAATATGTCTAGTGATGTCTATTTGGGCAATCCTCTGCTCAAAAAAGCCAATACTCCAATTGAATTTACAGAAGAACAAATTATTGAGTTCTTAAAGTGTAAAGAAGATCCTGTTTATTTTGCTAGGAATTATATTAAAATTGTTTCTTTGGATCACGGTCTTGTCCCTTTTGAGATGTATCCATTTCAAGAGAAATTAATTGATAATTTCCATAAGAACAGATTTAATATTTGCAAGATGCCTCGCCAGACGGGTAAATCGACTACTTGTGTTTCATATTTGTTACATTACGCGGTATTTAACGACAATGTGAATATAGCTATTCTAGCGAACAAAGCATCTACTGCTAGAGACCTACTTGGAAGATTACAACTTGCCTATGAAAACTTACCCAAGTGGATGCAGCAAGGTATCATATCCTGGAATAAAGGTAGTTTAGAATTAGAAAATGGCTCCAAAATTTCATCTAACTCTACTTCTTCATCTGCTGTCCGAGGCGGATCCTATAATGTCATCTTTCTTGACGAGTTCGCTTTCATCCCGAATCACATTGCTGATGACTTCTTTGCCTCTGTTTATCCTACTATTTCTTCTGGACAAAGCACGAAGGTAATCATCGTATCCACGCCACGTGGTATGAATCACTTCTACCGCATGTGGCATGACTCTGAGCGAGGCAAGAACGAATATGTGCCCACAGATGTCCATTGGTCTGAAGTACCTGGTAGAGACCAAGTATGGAAGGAGCAGACGATTGCAAACACAAGTGAACAGCAGTTTAAGGTTGAGTTTGAATGCGAATTTTTAGGATCTGTTAATACTCTTATTAATGCATCAAAACTTCGCAATCTTGCTTATGATGATCCGATAAAAAGAAATGCTGGTCTAGATGTCTATGAACATCCAAAAGAAGAAAATAATTATCTAATTACAGTTGACGTTGCTCGTGGTTTAGGTAATGATTATTCAGCATTTATAGTTTTTGATATCACGAACTTTCCATATAAGGTCGTAGCAAAATATCGAAATAATGAAATTAAACCAATGCTTTTCCCAAGCATCATTCATGAAGTCGCAAAAGGATACAATGACGCTTGGTTATTGGTAGAAGTTAATGATATTGGAGATCAAGTAGCGAATATTCTCCATTTTGATTTAGAATATGATAATGTCCTTATGTGTGCAATGAGGGGTCGTGCAGGTCAGATTGTAGGTTCTGGATTTAGCGGTAAAAAGTCTCAACTTGGCGTAAGAATGACCGCCGCTGTTAAAAAACTTGGTTGCTCTAACTTGAAGACTTTATTAGAAGATGATAAATTATTGACCGTTGACTATGATATCATTTCAGAACTTACAACATTTGCTCAGAGAGGCAATTCATTTGAGGCAGAAGAAGGTTGTAATGATGACTTAGCAATGTGTCTTGTCATTTTCTCTTGGTTAGTTGCTCAAGATTATTTTAAAGAAATGACGGACAATGATGTTCGCAAACGAATCTACGAGGAACAGAAAAATCAAATCGAACAAGACATGGCACCGTTTGGATTTATTTCAGATGGTTTAGATGAAATGGAATCTTTTATAGAAGAAAGTACTGGAGATAAATGGATGTCTGCAAATGAAAGTAATAAACTTCAAACACAAGATATATGGAATGTTGATGAATATGGTGATAGATCATATATGTGGGAATATCGATAATGGATCTAGATGATCAAATAGAACTTGAACATATTTTATTTTTAGATAGAAAATGTAGAGTTTGCTGCCAGGTAAAAAACTTAATGGAAGATTTTTACTTAACTCGTAAAGGGAGAGGAGCATTTCCTTCAGCATATTCATATGAATGTAAGGATTGTACTAAAAAAAGAATCATCGCTAAAAGAAAAGGTAAAGTAGAAGAATGGGCATATCCTGACTGGTAAAGTTGTTCATGGATCGTTTCCCCAATCAAGATAGTCTTTTTAATAAATATTTCTAGAATAATTTTGGATAAAACGGAGAATAAAGATGCCGCTAAATTTAGCATCTCCTGGGCTTGTAGTAAGAGAAGTTGATTTAACAACTGGTAGGGTGTCTCCATCATCAGATAAAGTTGGTGCGATTGTTGCTCCTTTTGTAAAAGGACCAGTTGAAGTTCCAATTTTAATCGAGAATGAAAATCAACTTTTAGAAACTTTTGGAGAACCTCAAAATACTGACAAACAATATGAAGATTGGTTAGTTTGCTCATCATATCTTGCATATGGTGGTTCTTTAAGAGTTGTAAGGGCAGATGATGTAGATTTAACTAATGCATTCGTAGGTTCTGGAAATAGCATTAGAATTAAGAGTATTGATCATTATAATGCTCTTGGATACGGAGAAAACACAATCACCGGTGTCACCTTTGCTGCCAAAAACCCAGGATCTTGGGCAAATGGTATTAAAGTAGCGATTATCGATGGTAGAGCAGATCAAACTTTAACTGGTATTGCAACAGCATCTATTACAGTTGGTTTAGGTATAACTCAAACTTTTAGTGCAACTCTTCCAGGAGCAGGCACAACCACTATTTTAGATGGATATCTAAAAGGTGTTGTCACTGGAGTTGGTGCAAGCTCAATAGATGTGAAAATTGTTTCTCAAGTTTCAAGTGGCAATACTGAAACTTTTGTGGAATATCAACCATCTGGCGTATATGCCTTCAGCACTTCAGCAGTTAACTTTAACGCATCTGGATCTGGTGTAGGACTTATAACCGCTAGAACATTCTCTTCAAGAGTAGACTGGTTCGATCAACAAACTTTGGGATTAACTAGTACTTCGACAATTAATTGGAATAACATTGCTCCAAGACCAGGTACTTCAGCATTTGCTGCTGCAAGAAATTCTAAGAATGATGAACTACATGTTGTTGTCATTGATGCATTGGGAGCAGTAACTGGAAATGCTGGAACTATTCTAGAAAAGCATTTAGCACTCTCGAAAGCAACAGATGCACAATTCTCTGTAGGAAATCCTTCTTATTGGAGAAAATATCTATCCAATAATTCAAGTTATGTATTTGGTGGATCTGCTCCTGCAGGAATTGTTACTACTGGATTTACAACAGCATTCACTTTAGCAAGTGATGTTGGTTGGGATCAAGAAGCAGATAGTGCAATTTTCTCGGCAAATGGATCATCAACATATACATTAAACGGTGGTAAAGACTATCATGGTCTAATTGGAGTAGCTAGTACTGGAGCCTTGAGTGCATCACTTGGAAGTCTTTCTTCTGGTTATGATCTATTTGAAAACACTGATAATTACACAGTCGATTTCTTATTGATGGGTTCTGCAGCGTATGATATTTCCACTACACAAGCACTTGCAAATAAACTGATTTCTGTTGCTGAACTGAGAAAAGATGCAATAGCATTTATCTCACCATACAGATCTGCTGCAATTACTGATACATCAAGTCAAACATCAGCGACTGTAAACTCAGCATCTGCAATTACTGATAATGTGATTAGTTTCTATTCACCAATCACTTCGTCGTCTTATGCTGTATTTGATTCTGGATACAAGTATATGTACGATAGATTCAGTGATACGTTTAGATATGTTCCACTAAATGGAGACCTTGCAGGTCTTTGTGCCCGTAATGATATCAATAATTTCCCATGGTATTCTCCAGCAGGAACAACTAGAGGTGCAATTTTAAATGCTGTAAAACTTGCATACAATCCATCTAAATCTCAAAGAGATCGTTTATATAGCAATAGAATCAATCCAGTAATCTTCTCACCTGGATCTGGAATTGTTCTATTTGGTGATAAAACAGGTTTGGCGAAAGCATCAGCATTTGACCGAATCAATGTTCGTCGTCTTTTTGTTTATCTCGAAAATGCAATTTCTAAGGCAGCAAAAGATCAACTGTTTGAATTTAATCC